CTTAATAAATCAACGTCTAATGGCAGAGGTATATTAAGTAATACTTTAGTTACTTTGTTTTCCATAAACTCAACTATAGTACTTCTAAACGCGTCTTGTTCGTCTTCTACATTAACAGTAGGGTTTGTTCTAACGTTGTACATAAAATAACCATCTTGTTTTGGAATAAAAGCTGGTTGCGTGAATGGTGCAAATATAGAGTATTCACCATCTAAAAACTTATACCTATAACTAAACCTTACAAATTTTTCTTTTAAAAAATCAGGGTCACCATTATATGAAGAATCGTAATAATAGTTAAAATTAAATATTATTTCAGTTCCATTACTTAAAGCAGGCATTCCTCCTCCTGCAACGGTTACGGTTCCGCTTGGCGAAAAAGCAAAACTAGCTACAGTTAAGCTTGTTGACACTAAAGCGTTTGTGCTTGGGTCTATGTAAGCTATAGTTGCGCCATCAATAATGTCATTATCTATAGTAGTTGTATTTATTGTAAATGTAGTATTGCCTGCAGAAACAGCATTACTTAAGTTAGCTGATCCTCCGTTGGGATAAAATTTACTAGACACATCAAACATTGTAGTTTCAAAACTAGCAGCCGTGTCAGGACTTTCTCTCCATAAATCAATAGGTTGATAAGGATTATATTTTGCGACAGATATTTGATCTTCAAACCTATAAAAAGGTTTTGTTGCAGGTCCTTCTGCATTATTAGCAGCAAATTCTATATTTATTTTTCTTGGTTGATTTCTATTATCTGTAAAAAATAACAAATCTTCAATTAAATTAACACCAGTTATAGGGTATAATTGAGAAAAATTTAAAAATGCACCAGATATTAAACGCGTAGCAGTGTCTGTTAACACGTTGTATTGGTATATATAATGTTTAGCTCCTGTTCCAGTTGGAACATATAACTCACCGATATTGTCTGTTAAGAATACAAATATATTATTACTTGCTTCGTCTGTTAAAACACCTATTGATTTTAAATTATTAACACCTGTGGCTGTAGCAAAATCACCGGCAGAAACTAAACTATTTCCTAAAGCATTTTCTAAAGCACCTACGTTTGACCCTTCAGATTTACTAACCTGAGCATTTAATGCATTTCTGTATTCTCCATTAGGCAGCAAACGATCGTCAAGATCTTTGTTCATTCTACCTTTTATAAAGTTGTTAATAATTTGTGCCATTTAATTCTAGTGTTTAATCCATTTAGATTTACCTCTCATTACTTGAACAATTTCATCAAGCTTAATATTAGATAATCTTATCTTTGCATTTCTTAAAGAAGCTGATTTTTCTTTTTTAAATCTTTGTACTACGTACTCTTGTTGTCCAGCTCTGTTAGCTATTAAATTATAGGATATACTTTTGTACATAGCGTCTTCTGCCATCTTAGGAACTTTAGTGTCCAAGTCATAAGCTAATCCATCTGATATATATTCTAGTACTATTAATCTTCCTACTAAATTGCTAGAAAAAGTAAATCTACCTTCTCTTTCGTTTATACCAAACCAACCGTTTGCTTGAGAGTATTGAGCGTCTAAGCCGTATAGTCTACCCCAATTAAAAGGACCATTCATACCATACATACTCATAGCATAATTAAAATCTGTATCAAAAGCGTAGCTTGAATTTATTAACTTGTCATTAGCTTGTCCCCATCTTTCCTCTGTAATAGAGGTACCTTCAACATTTTCGCCATGACTATCTTGAGTAGGTTGGCCTGCTGTATCTTGTAAAAAAGTATTATAAGGATTTGTAGTTAAATTATTTGTAGGGTATATTATTCTTTTAACACCTAGCTGATCTATCCAAGACATTCTAACATAGTTAACATAATCTTGAGGTATTGTTAATGATAAAGATTCAGGTATTGTTAATTCAGACGAATGTATACTTTTTAAAGTATCATAACTAAATTCTTGTAAAGCTCTTTTAGCAAAAAATAACACATCAGATTTTTTAGCTGTTTGTATTATTTTACCATCACCAACAAAACCAACCATGTAGTTATCTATAATATCATTTAATTTTACGTAAGCATATTCACCGTAATTATTTTCTACAGCTTGACCATAAGCCTTGTCTATATCTGTAAGTCCATATTTACCTCCAGTTAATGATTTTAATTGAACTACAATATAAGCATTTGCGCCAGGCCCCACGCTTAAAGTTAAAGTGTTATTTTCTAATGATATTAATGTTACAACCTCTGACCAAGAACCGGCAATACCTGTAGCGCTAGTGTATACTTTAAAATTATTTAAAGAATAATCTGCATTATTAGGGTTCCAGCTATTTGAACTACCCATAACCAAATTAGTGTCAAAAGTAGTTATAAAGGTTTGATTAGCATCATTTGTTGCATTACCTCTAAAGCCCTGTGAACCTTGATAATATTGTTGATTTGTTTCAGTTATTAAAGACATATATTAAGATTTTTCATTAGTTTCTACTTGCTGAGCTTCTTGCATAGCTGCTTCAATCACAAGAGGATCGTTTATTATTAACCCACAATATTTTAATATATTTGTCACAATGTTTGTTTTTTCAGATATATCTAATTCAAAATCTGTAGAAAGCCCTGGGCTATAAACATATTGACCAACGTTACCTGTACTAAAACCCCACACAGGATTTACTGGTACTGTTAAACCGTTTACGCTTATAGTGTTAGGTAAAGGATCAACTGTTATAGTAAGTCCATTATAAGCAGCGCTACTAAAAACTAAAGAAACACCTGCGGCTAAAGTTTGCGCAGCGCTAAAAGTTAAAACATTATTAGCAGGATTAAAATTAGTAACTTGAGCTCCGGCGGTTACACCTACACCAGAAATAAAATTGCCAACAACTGGCAAACCTGTTGCAATAGATAAAACAGCGGTAGTTGAGTTGTTTGTAGCTAAAGATATAGTACCTGTGCAAGTTATAGGAGTTATATTTGCGTTAGATGTATAAAAAACAGGATAACTATTAGTTGGTTTTGTTAACTTTGATCTTATTATCTTATTGTAATCACTTACGCTAGTTAGTTGAGTTATTGATTGTTGGTTACTGTTACCCACGTAATTAGATATTACGTCACCTATTTTGTATAAAGTTGCAGGAGTAGTAGGTATAAACGCATTTACTGAAGTTGATTGACCTGTGTCATATGTAAATGGTATTGATTTTTCAAAAGGATGTAGTTTGTAAGCCACGTCTTTAAACATGTTAAAAAACTCTGTATCGTTTTGTGTATTTTTTTGATTCTGACGGTTTACTTGATTTCCGTCTGGAAAATATGAATTAAATATTTCTTCTTGTACTTGAGCAGCAATACTGTTAAACTCCGTTGGAGTAACATAACCTCTTTGTTCTTTGTTTAAAATGTACAAGACTGTTGTATATACTGTATTTACGCTTACTGCCATTTGTTTATTTTTATATACTAAAAAGGCGGCCGAAACCGCCCTATATTAGTATCACTTGTTTTTATAGTTTTTTATCTATAGATCTATATACTTCTACGCCTTCATCAGTTTTTAACCATGATGCAAATGCAGAATATGGATTTTCATCAAAAGGTACGTTCATTAATTTTCTACCATTTGATCCCCATGTAAAAGATCTTTGATCTCCTGAAATATTTATTATGTTCATTTCAACAGCACGTATAGCAAAGTTTCTTAATTGAACGTTTTCGTCATTAGCTAAAGCTATAAATTGATTTGGGTTTGATCTAGCATATAATAAAAGATCTCTTTTTATTTCTTTAGAACTCATGTCGTTTACTTTAGACCCTATTTCTACACGTAATATTGCTTCAGCAAAATCTACCTCCATGTTTCTAGCCGCTGTCATAGCTTCAAGTTGAAGATTTAAAACATCTAACTCGTCTACAGCTTCTTCTACAGCGCTATATTCTTCATATGCTTTACCTTTTAAAGGGTGGTATAAAGATAATAATTTTTGTAAGTTTTGTTTAGATTTATCTACTTTTAAAGTACCATTGTCAAAACGTATATGACCCATAGTACACTCGCCTTTTTGCTCGTCTACCAAGGGAGAGTCTTGATTTGTAGCATATTTTATCTCTCTTTGTTTTCCAGTTTTTTCATCAAAATAAAGCAATGCATGCTTTTTAGTATGTTTACCTGGTATAGTATATGTTAAAGGTGTTTTGTTACCTTTAAGAAAATATATTCTATCTTTTATTTCCCAACTAGGTTTAGTTTGTTTTGTAGGTGCAGTTTTTACTACTACCTCTTGAGGTGCAACCTCAACTGTTTCTGCTTTAGCTTTCTTAGCCATAATATAATATAATTAAATAGTTTATAAAAGTAATAATTACCCCCGTCAATATAACGAGGGTAAGAATTACATTTGTTGAATCAATTAGATTCCTCTGAATAATACAAAGTTGTTAGCAGCTTGAGTTACTAAACATCTTTCAGATAGGAAGTTAACTTCCATAGCATCAAGAGTTGAAGTAACAGCACCACCAGCAGAACCAGTTAACCAAGACTTCATTCTTCTATCATCAGCTTGAGACGCTCTATATCTTACATGTAAGAAAGGTCTTCTAATGTTAGTTCCTAAAACTTGATCGTATACTGTAGAAGTTCCAGCAGGTACTAATACACCTTCAATTGAATTGATACCATCAATACCACCTCTTGTAGAAGCGTCATTTAAGTATTTCCAATCTGTTTTGTAAAAGTCATAAGAACCTCTTCTAAATCCTGAGAATCCAAGGTTTAAAGCCATTTCTTCTGAATTTTCAAATAAACCAAAAGCAGTTCCTCCAGCGAATCCGCCAGAGATGCTTGCTAGCATATCATCAAAATCAAGAGAAGTTTGTCTTTGTAAGAAAAGCATGTTTTCTTCAATTGCTCCTTGAGTATCTAAATTCTTAAGAATTGCATCAAAATCATCAAGACCTGCAGAAGCAGTAAATCCTGTTTGTACGTTTCCTCTAGACTGTATAGCAGCAAATAAACCTTCTGATCCTGGGCTAACATTCTGTGCAGCTTGGTTACCTACTTGGTTAAATTCTGCTTCAACCATACTCATTTCTAAGTAATCCTCAAAACGTAATCTAGTTTCAGATTCAGCTTTTAAGTACCATAAGTAACCAGAAGTTCCATCTTCAGTTGCAACTTCAACCCATCCAATTTGAGCCATATCAGATCCAGATACTACGTACTGGCTTCTTAATATGATTGGTGAGTTAGAAAATTGAGTAAACTGAGGATCGATAGATACTCTAGATACGTTCTGTGCTGGTATAACGCCACCTACGGGAGCAGCTTGTGTGCTTTGCCCTTTTTGGTAATCAGAACCATATACAAATATTTTACACCCTACAGCTGCGGCAGCTGCTGGAAATCTTACATTGTCAAACGGTTGAAAAGTAATAGCGTTTGCAGCTATACCTGAAGCAACTGCTCCATAAGCACCAGAGTTAGTAACAATACCTTTAGCTTCAGCGCCTGTAACAGGGTTTAAAACAACGATAGTATCATTTATTGATATTGTGTTTACAGCTGGAGCTGCAATAGTAATAGCACTTAAAGTAGCCCCACCTAAATTAGCAATTGCTACTCCAGAGTAAGACACGTGTAGTCTATTTTGTTCAGACCAAATTACTTGATCAGATGTCATTGGCATTTCAGCGCCAACCATTCTTAAGAAGCCAGATAACGTTCTGTTTCCATAACGTTCTACTTCTTGTTCGTAAATTTCAGGTAAATATTGTTGTGCAAAAGTATTTGTGTTTCCAGCTGTTCCAGCGTTAAACTGTAAATAATTGCTATTCAATACCTCCTGAGTTCCTGAAGGGATTAACCCTCCAAACTGTGGATTTAAAGCCATTTTTTTTTGTTTTTTTTAGTTAAATTTTCTTGTTTTAATTTTAAGTTTTGTAGAATCAGCGCCGCTAATTGCTTTTACTTTCATGCCATTAATAAAAACTTCACCTTGAGATTTTCTAGCTTGAGAATCTACAGGGTTTTTAGATTTAGTAACAACATCTTTAATAGCGTCGGCTTTGCCTTGCTCATAGAAATGAGCTGCAATTTTATCTACATTTTCAGCAGCATACATAGCCTTGTGATAACCGCTCGTATCTTTAACGTTACCATCTGAGTCTAGAAACTTTCCGACTAAATTGGTTATGTTTGATTGGTTTTCTGCAACTTTATCACGATTCTGTATATTATACTTGTAATTTTTATCTCCTACTTTAAAATCAAAACCTTTGAAATTTTCGTTAAATAAATCTTTAGTATTCTTTTTAAATAAATTGTGTTTTCGTTCAGCTTCTTGTTGCTCTTGATTGTAGCGATTGAAAAAATCAGTAGCTTTTTGTTGATCTTGAGTTACGCCCGGTCTCAACTTGATTTCGTCGTAATATTTAACTTTCAGATCTTCTAAAAAGTTTTTGGCTTTTGCAATCTCTTCTTTTTTAGCGAGTTTTTTCTTACGGACAGCACGCTCTTCGTCCATATCTTCATCATATTGGAAACTATCCTCCATGATAAAACCTATTTCTTCATCATTAAGATGAGGTTTAGATTTTTTATAAAATTCTTTTAACAAAGACTCATCATCTACAGATGAATAATCAGCATTAAGTCTTGTGTAATCTTCTATAGTACCGCCAGTTTCTTTCATGAAATCAACTAGTTTTTCTATATTTTCTGGTAATTTTTTACCTAATATTTTTTCATCTACTAAAGCTTTTTCAACATCTAAAGCAATTTCTTTTACTTCTTGTTTTTCAACTTCGGTGATTGTAGAAAACCCTTCAACAGTCTCGTTGGACTCTTGTACAGGTTCTCCCACCTCTGCGCTATCTCCGGATGGTTTTTGTGTAGATACTTTCTCTGTTTCTCCGATTTGAATGGCATCTTCTTCTTGTTTTTCTTCACTTGGTATTACTACCTTTGTTATTTCTGGTGGTAAATCAATTAAAGGTTCTTTAATATTCACCTTTTTTATTTCATCTGTATTGACTAGTTTTTTAGGTGTTTTCTTTTTAGACTTTATTTTAAAGTCACCTTCCTGCTTAACAGGTTCATTTGTTGTTGTTTCTGACATAATATAATATAATTAAATAATTGTTAATATATAGTTAAAGTACTTGAGGAAGACTTTGTTCAAAATTTTGATTTTCAAAGTCTACTGGTGAGCCATCGTTTTTTCTTTGGCTTATCATTTCACTTTGTTGTGTTGCTTGAATTTTTGTTCTTTGATCCTTTCTGTCTTCTATTCTATTTTCTTTTTGTTTCATGTTTTCAACATCCATTTGTTTTAATTGCATATTATATTGATGTTGAATTTGCATCTCTTCTTTTTTAATTTGAGCAGCTGCTTGCATTCTTTGTATTTCCATTTGAGATTTAGCTTGCTCGTACTGAACGTTTGCGCCAGATATAGCTTCTTGTTTTTGAACTTCAGCCATAGCTGTTTTTTCAGCAGTTTCAGCTTGCGCGTCGGCTTGCGCTTTAATGTTAGCTTGTTGGCTAAGTTGATCTTGCTTCATCTTAGCTTTTCTCTTAATTTTTAGCATTTGATTAGCTAGCTTAAGATTTTTAATTTGTCTTAAGTCAATAGCATCTTCTAAATCAATACCGCCTTTTTGTATAGCTACTTGTATATTCTCTTCTAATTTAGCAACCTCTTCATCGTCTGGTTCTAGTTCTAAAAATATACCAAAGTCATGTAAGTTTAAAGAAGCAACTTCTTGTAAAGTTTGTATATTGTAAGTTGATATAGAGTTTTTTAATGAGTTAGCTGTTAAAGGAAATTGTAATGCGTCAGCTAATTTTAAAGCTATGTTTTCAGCTATTCTTAAAGTTATATATAAACTTGATTGCTTAATATGTCTTGTTGCAACGTTTGAAGCATTAGCTGCTATTTTTTGTAATCCTACTAAAGTACTTTTGTCTGGTGTGCTACCATCGCGAGCTTCATTAAGCCCGGTTACATCACGTATCATTTGTAAGTAATATTGATATGTTTGTATAAGAGCTGCTATTTTTGCTTGGCCACTAGAGCTGTTAAGTTCTTGTATTGGAACTTTACCTTGATTTATATCACCGTCTTGTGTTAATGATCTACCAACAATAGAACCAGTTTGGAAATACATGTTTAATGCTTCTGCTGGATTGTAGTTTGTACCATTACCTAAATCAACCTCTGCTAAACCATCCATGTCTAAATAAACACTATCAGGTACCATGCGAGATAAAACTTGCTGTAATTTTAATTGCGTTAATTGAATCATATCAGCAAAGCCAATACATTTACTAACAAGTGATTCTATACGACCTTTGTACATCCTTGGAGCACATATA